TCCAAACATCGATCCTTTGCCAGCGCATCGGCATAGCTAAGGACGGATTCTATTCGTCAATGCGCGAGGTGCACAAGTATAACGCATCCGACCTGAATTATCTGGACTCCCTCGACTACAACCCGTCATCCGACAGTATGGACGAACGGGCCGACAGCGACATCAATCCCACAGCGCCGATCTGTATCGGAATGGACTACAACGCGAACATTAACTGGATCGTCGCCGGACAGCCACAAGGGCGCCGGCTCAATATCGTGAAGTCGTTTTTCGTCAAGTTCGAGCGTAAGATCCCCGAGCTGGTGCACGACTTCTGTAACTACTACCGGTGGCACGAAAACAAAACCGTCGTGTACTACTACGACGCAACAGCACTGGGCAGCAACTACGCCGTCAACGACAAGGATTTTCAGTGGGTAGTCACCCACGAGTTTAACCGCAACGGATGGAACGTCGTGCCCGTGTACCTGGGAAACCCCATGCGGCACGATGAGAAATACCTGCTCATTAACCAGGGCTTCGCAGGCAAAAACCGACTGATGCCGTTTTTTAACAGGCAGAACAACGACGACCTGATACTGGCCATTCAGGCCGCAGGAGTCTCCCGAGGACGCAACGGATTTCGCAAAGACAAAGGCGGGGAAAAACTCGCTGAAACGGAAGAAGATCGGCTCGAACACCGCACCGACGGAACTGACGCCTTCGATACCCTCTACATCGGATGTGAAAAGTTTCCCCAAGATGTATATACCGCCGCACCAGCCGCCAGCGGAATTATGTAAAATCACCAAAATTTGTGGAAAAATCACCAAAATCTGAGGAAATCTGTGTGAAATCCGTGCAATCTGTGTGAAAAACAATGCCCTTCGGGGCTTTTTTTTATTGCCCGGCGCTGTCTTTTACCATTACAGCCTTTTCGCCTAATTTCGGCTCAGATTATGGCAACAATAGCAACATACCTACCCACAACGCTGCTCACCGCGCACATCCCAAACATCAAAGCGGTAGACAGCGCCAGCAGCGTGCTGTTTCAAATCATAGACACCGACAACAGCGTCACCGTGTTCGAGGCTACCCTCGATACCTGGGACAGCACAGCCACGCTCTACAACGTGCGCGACCTGATCGAGGAGTACCTACGTACCGCCGACCTGCAGCAGGCCAACTTCTCAGTCACCGCCGGCGGCTCAACGAAATCGTTTACCGCCATCTACTACGCGATGGCTACCAGCCGCAGCGCCGACCAAATCCTATACAGCGACTTCTTCACATCGCTCAAAAACCGGTCGATCGATAAATACTCCACGACACGACTCTACTTTATGGCCAAGGCCAAAAACCACATCGAGCCCACCTGTACCTTCGTCTATACCGACTCGGCAGGCGAGTCGAAAACGTTTCAGTGGGCATCCGAGGTGGGCTTCAACCTGGGCTACGACGACGCCGAACCGACCGGTCTAGGCTACACCTACACCGACACCTACCAGTGGCAGGTGATCATCGCCACAAAACCCGCACTGTGCTACCTGGAGTTTTCCTACAACTCGCTGCTGGCAGCACTCACGGACACCTTCGGCCTGGATGCCGTCGAACTCAACTCGGTGATGATCTACACCGTGCAACAAGTTGCCACGTTCTTTTTCGACGAGCACCGGCCACGTTACCGATTCTGGTTTAAGAACGTGTTCAACGTGTGGGAGCTGTGCGCACCACCCGCAACCACCACGGCACAGCCGAAAGCAGAGCACGAGATCGCCACGGTGGGAGGCGTCCTGTCGGCCTACGACCGACAGAACAGCAAGACCTACGAGATGCAGACAGCACCGCTCACGCACGACGAAATGCGCCTGATGGAACAGCTGGCCTACTCGCACCACGTCAAGGTGATGTACCCCAATGCCGACACGCTGGACATTGACAGCCTGCCGGACGTGATCGTCGAGCTCGATGAGGCCGAGCTCAGCGACAACCGCGAACACACGCACACGACAAAACTGTCCTGGCAATACCCCGACAGCCGGCCGCACAGCGACACGGACGACGACGACGCCGACGGCATATTCAACTTCAACTACGACTACCAATACAACTAAACGCCTATGGCAGCAAGCATCCACATATCCACCGCACGACAGATCATGCAGGCGCCCGAGCCGTTCTCACTGAAAGTGTGGACGAAAAACGGGAGCATCATGCAACTCGAGAACGTCATCGCCCTGAAAGATGACCTCAGATCGGGAACCCGTAACATCAAGATACTCGCATCGCAGCAGAAAAGGAAAATCCGCGACGTGTGTATCTTTCAGATCAATGACATGGAAGTTTTTCTTTAACCACACCGCATTATGGATAACATACCGAACTTTGACTCAATAGAGGTGTTCACCAACAACACCCGCTACCGAGCGGCCGTCGCTTTCATACACGACACCACCGACAAAGCGTTCCGCGAGGACAACGAGATCACCGGCATACAGCTCGCCAAACCGAAAATTACCTATATGCCCTGGGGCGCCGACAACCAGATGCCCTATACGATTATGGACCTGATCGATCGCGACGAGACGATGAGCACCTGCATGCGCTTCAATGCCGAAGTGCTCTACGGCCAGGGCCTGCGCTTCGTCACCGACAACACCACAGAACGCACCGCCGACGAGGTGAACGACTTCTCCATCAATAACGACCTGCCGGCCTATTTCCTGGGACTGTGCCAAGACCTGAAATATTGGGCGTTCACCGTCACCATCGTCATCCTGAATAAGGAAGGGTCGCGCATCGTGAAACTCGTGCGCAAAGAAGCCTGCTACTGCCGCTTTGCCGTCGCCGACAAGCGGGGACGCATCGACAAAATCCTGTACGGAAATTTCCGGCACTCGGACACGCCGGAAAATGTGGAGGTCATTGACCTGCTCGATGCCAACAACCCGTGGCACGACCTGGAGATCCGGATGGGACGGCGCAACGGCGACGACGGACAGCGCAAAATGCGCACCAACAAACGCAAATTCGCCGTCGTCACTCGCATACCCACCGCCGACAGCACCTATTACCCGATACCCTACTACGCCTCGCTGTTCCGCGGGCGATGGTACAAGATCAAGCAGCTGATCGCACTGGCCAAGCAGTCAAAACTGGAGAACTCGGCACCGATCCGTTACCTGGTGGAGATCTCGGATAAGTACTGGTCGGAAATGTTCCGACGCGAGGGAATCACCGACCGAGCCAAACAACAGCAGCGGATGGTCAACGCCAAACGTGAGATCATTGACTATCTCACGGGCGTCGAGAACAGCGGTAAGGTGTGGTTTGCCTCGTTCTATATCGATCCCACAGGTACCGAACAACACGAGGAGAAAATCACCAAGATTGACAGCGAATCCGCCGAGGGCGGCGACTGGGAATCGGACATACAGGAAGCGATCAATATGATCTGCTTCGTCATGCGCGTGCACTCGAACCTGGTCGGATCGGTGCCCGGCAAGACACAGACAAACAACTCGGGATCCGACAAACGGGAACTCTACACGATCACACAGGCAATGCAGAAGCCGTATCACGACGTGCTGTTCAAAGTGCCCAACCTCGTGATCAAATTCAACAAGTGGACCGGCGTCACGCCCGACGTGCCGTTCGTGATGCTTACTACACTAGACGAGAAAACCGACGCTAAAACCGTAACCAACGATGTACCTGATTAACGACGACAACACCCTTCGCGCTTTCGCGCCCAACGTGCTCGCTACCGTACAAGGCGAGCCGACACTGTTCGAGAAAGTGGAGCCATTCCTGCAACAGGCAGAACAATGGCTCATAGACAACGTCACCGGCGACATCCTGGATGATCTGGAGAGCCTGGCACTGCGATGGGCAAAAACCGCCACCGCACATTGTGCGATGGCCGACGCACTGCCGGCACTCGATGTGGTGCTCACACCGAACGGATTCGGCGTGGTGAACAACAACAACGTGGCACCCGCCAGCAAAGAACGCACGCAGGCACTCGTGGCCAGCTACCGCCTCAGCGCAATGGTCGCCGTGAGCAAACTCATCCGGGCATTGGCATCATACTCCAGCTGGATCGACTCGGAGCCCTACAACTGGCTCACCGAGTCGGTGTTCCAAGCACCCAACGACTGCGTCCTGTTCTCAATGGATATTTCCTGGGAGAACTTCACGATGCTGCGCAACAAAGTGGCGCCCGTGGAGTACGAGATGGCCGCTTCGCACATCTCACACGAGCTGATGAAACGACTGCGCCAAGAACAGGCGCAGCACAAGCTGTCGCAGCCCGACCGGTACCTGATGATGCTCATCCGGGCCAACGTCGTGCGCAACCAAAACGCACGCCGGTCGGAACACGGCACACGACTGCTGCTCCAGCAGATGGACGATATTACCGACTACATCCGTAACAACGCAGAACTCTACCCGGAATGGCACGAGTCGCCAGTGGCGACGCTGTTCGACCCGCCAGTGTTCAAGAACGAACAGTCCGACGGGGGGTATTTCTTTTAATCCCATACTCACAGCCATGCGAAACCCGTTCAAACGACAGAAACAACCCGTCAAACTCGATATATCACTGCCCAGGGGATGGAACGAGCTGACAGATACAAACCTGTACTACCTGTTTAATCTGATCGCCGACAATATGTCGGCCGCACAGATTAAAACCCACTGCCTGATGCAGTGGGGCAAGCTCGCCATCCAGTCCAGATACGGCAACGGATATATCGTCAAGCGAGGGCACGTCAAAGCATATATAGACGCCGAAATTATCGTCGACGCCATTCAGTACCTGAATTGGATCGAGAACATCCCCGACTATCCCGTCTCCATACGGGACATCGCCGGAGCCAAAGCCGTGCCCAACGACCTGCAGGGAGTACCGTTCAATATCTACATTATCTGCGATAACCTGTACCAGGGATTCCTGCATACGCAGCAGCCGGCACTGCTGCAGGAGATGGCCGCACAGCTGTACGGCAACAACGTGCACCGGCTCAATAGAGCCGAACGGCAGGCCGTGTTCTATTGGTGGACCACCCTAAAAAACTACTTCGCCAAGAAATGGCCGCACTTCCTGCAGAGCGCCGACGGAGACACAACGGCCCTGGCCAAGCCGCCGATCGCTCAGCAGCTGCAGGAGGCAATGGACAGCCAGATCCGGGCACTCACCAAAGGCGACATCACCAAAGAAGCCGACATCCTGGCGATGGACTGCTGGAGGGCTCTCACCGAGCTCGATGCCCTCGCCCGTGAGGCACAGGAGATGAAACGTAAATACAAACACTGACAACAATGGCAAACAACCTAGACTTTAACTGGGACGCCACGGCGTTTTTCCAGAACCTTACCGAGACGAACCGGCTCGCCCAGCAGAACGGATTCCGTTTCTGCCGCGTCTCCAGCCTTGACGGCTTCGAGGAGGCGCTGTCGGCAATGCAGAACACCACAGCCTTCGTCTGTGTGTCCGACATCGCCAACGGTTATATGGCCATCAACAACACACCGCACACCCGAAGGGTGAAAACGGTGTTCCTGGCCATGCGACCCCCCATTGACGATATGACCAGCAGGCAAGCCTGCTTCGACACACTGCAGGAGGTGTTCAGGCAGTTTATGTCCCAGCTGATCCTGGAAAAGACACGACTCGAACAACGGCTCATCTACCTCGATGAGCGCATCGCATTCACCGAGATCGACCAGTATTTTTTCAGCGGCGCCGCCTGCGCCTACTTTCAGGTCGCAGTCGACATCTACACCAATTTGGTGTATAACCCCAACGAGTGGAACGACCAACCCGATTAACACTCTCTCGCGCATGGCAAAGAACATTACCGAACAACAGGCCATTGAAACCCGACGCAAGTATTGCCAGGCGTTCAACAACACGATGATACGCATCTGGAAAGAACAGGTGCTGCTGCTCGGCGCATTCGACACCGGAGCGCTGTACAAGGAGATCAGGGAAGTCAGCTACACCAGCGACGCGAAAGCCTCCACGTTCTCCTTTGAACAGACCTTCAAAGAGTACGGCATCTGGGTGAACTACGGAACCGGACGAGAAACGCCACGAGGCAACCCGGGCGACATCGGCCGGGAAAAAGTCCGGAAGAAGAAACTTTGGTTTTCTCCAAAATACTACGCTTCGGTGATGAATATCAAGGAGTTTATGGCCGACTCGCTCGGCGACCAATTCATCGGCATTCTCGCCGACGCACTGTCCTACGACCGCCTGCGGTACGGATCAAAATTCTACCAGAGCCACCCGCTGGATACACCGCACAGCAGGCGCTACAACCAAAACACGGTCTTTTGACCGCACAACGCTTTTCGCTTACTTTGTATCGTTAATCTACCATACTATGACAGCAGTAGAAATCACCAACCTGATCTCAGCACTACGCGCTGAAACAGTGGCAAACGCCATTACACCCGAAGAAGTCGGGTACATCATGCAGCAGATCCTGAATTTCGCCAACGACGCCTACCAACAGGCCGTCGCAGCAGCGAAAGAGGAAACCACCGTCACCGGCGTCACAAGCGACGAGGTGACAGCAATGCTTTCCGCATACGCCACCATGAGCCAAGTGTCGGCATACGTCGACAAGTACGTCGCCGATGTGCTCGCCGCCAGCGGCTATGCCACGGAAACATACGTCAGCGACGCACTCAACAACAGCGGCTACGCCAGCACGACATACGTCGACGAAAAGGTGGCAGCCGTCTCCGCATCCGGATCCAGCAGCAGCAGCGACGCCGGCAACTACAAACTCTATTACAGCAACGCAACGCATACGCTGCAGCTGTCAAACGACGACGGCATACAAAGCTCAATCACGATCCCGTTTGCAACGGAATCCGTACCCGGACTCGTCTCCACCGCTACACAATATTTCGCGGGAGACAAAACATTCAACGGAGCACTCACAGCCA